AGTTAATTGTAAATAGTATTGCTCCTGCCATTCATATTGTATAACATCAGGCAAAAGAAATCCTCGCCATTTTAAAGTTGAAGTAGAACCATCTGTTTCGTATAAACTTACTCTTAAAGTAAACTCATCAGTTTCATAATAAAAATCGTATGGCTGAATGGTAGAATTATAAGGTATAAAGCATTTAATATCCGCAAATGAAGAACGAATAGGAGAAAAAATATTATCTTCTGTGGCTTTATAATTTAAAACAAAAGGAGAATCTTGTGCTGGAATTAACTCTATTACATCGTAAGGTATTACGGCAGCATCGTATTTATCAAACTTTACTTGATAATACAAATCAGTTCCTACTTGGTCTAATCCTTTAAATTCAAGATTATAAATATGATTATAAGCCATTATACCACCCTCGAATTTTTAATTGCGTTGTTATCTAATAATAATCTCATTTTATCTCCCATTATATCTATTTGATAGCCACCTTGTCCAAGTGTATTAGTAGGCATTGCTACCATAGTATCTTTTGGTTTTTTACCACCACTTAAATCAATACCACCTAATTGTTTAAATAAAGGAACAAATCCAGCAACTGCAGAACCATAACCTAAAGATACTAATATAAGACTCAATATTGCAGCAGCAGCAGCAGCAGCTAATAACTTTTTAAATAGGTTTAATAGTGCTTGTCCTAATACTTTAAAGAAATTTTCACCATTTATTAAAGCAGCATCGAATGCACTTGTCAAAGCATTTCCAAGTAAATTAACTACAGTTTCCAAGTTTTGAATTTGGTAATCTTCTAATAACACTATTGGTTTTAAATTTTCAAATCCTTGTAAGGTAGTTTTAACTCCTTTTAAATTTTGGTCTAATTTTAATGCATCGTTAGCTAATAGTTTAAACCCTAAAACAGGAGCAAGAGCCATATCAAGAGGTCTTTCAGTTTTAGTAGGAGAAGGCTTTACATAAGGTGTTATTTGACCTGATTTGTTAAAGTATTTTTTAGTTAATTTTTCTAAATTATCATATTGTGTTTGTAAAGCAGCTAACTCTTCTTGTTGACCTTTATGTGTAATTGCTTTTTTATTAGCAATCATAGTCTTTACATAATTTTCTTCATTACCAAAAGCATTCTTTAACTCTAAACTACCTTTATATAATAAGTTTGTATACTTATCAGAATATTCTTTTTGTAAATCAATTTGGTCAATAGCATTTTGTTTTGCGTGTTCAACTCTTAAATCTTCTATTTGAGTAGTAATATCACCAGCTTTAGCTGCTAATTTAGTTGCAGTTGCTCTTGCAATCATAGCAGAAACATAATTATCGGTATTGTCAATTATACCTTGTTCTGCAGCTTTAAATGTATCTACACTGCCTGTAACAGTACCTATAGTTCTATTATATTGTTCAACAAATTGTTTTTGTCCTACAATACTTTTACTTGCAGTTTCTAAAGAAGACTTTAATAATACTATCTCACTTATTGCACTTTGTAAAGATTTATCAGCAAAAGTTTCATTAAGAGCATCTAATTCTAATTTAGAACTTGTTATAACTTCTTTGCCTTCAGTCAATTTAGTTACCATTTCAACTATTTTACCACCGTAAATAGTTAATAAAGTTACACCAAGACTTAAAGCAGTCTGCCAAGAAAATAAAGCTCCGCTTAATTGTTTAAATACAGAAGTAGTAGGTTTACCACTATCAGCTAATTCTTTATTAGCAGCAGTAACCCTTTTTATTTCATCAAATAATATAGGTAAGTTATTGGATATAGCTAAAAATCCAATATTAGCATTAATTGCAAATGCTGGTAATTCTCTTGATAATTGATTGATTGAATTGTTTAGACCGTTAAAGCCTGTTTTTGACCTATTAGCATTGTTACTAATAGATGTTAAAGCAGAATTTACTTTACTTTCTACGGCGGTAATTTCAGCACCTATATTTTTGAATGCAGCAGAACCTACATCTACGGTACTTAATTGTTTTTGTAATTGTACAAGTTGTGAATTTAAAGAGTTTAATGTAATAGCACCTACTGATTGTTCTACTCCAACTCCGAATCTTTTTAATTCACCTTGTGCAGCGTTTAATTGATTCTTTAAATCACCAATTTCGGCTTCGAGTTTAACTATTATTATTTCTTCCATTATTACCCATCTTGTTTAGTAATTCTTCTTTTTCTTCTTTAGTTGGTAACTTAACTGGTTTTTTTTGAAGCATCCTATACTTATCAGTCCATAATGGAATAATATCTTTTGGTTTCTTTTGGTGTTTTTTTTCTACTTGTGTGTTAAGTATGTAGCTCATTAATACTCTTGTCCTATCCCATTCATCAGCATCCTTTTTAGCACAATAAATTATATACCTAACATAATCTACAAAAGTCATCTCCCAAAAATCATTTGGCATTAATCCCAAATTAATAATTGCGTTGTCTAATACATCACTCCAAGTTACTTTTTTTTTTCTGCTTCACCATCACTCATAGCTTTAAAAGCGTTTAACATTTGTTCAGTCATTAAGACTACACAAGACATAAACTCTTTAATCACTGTAAGCTGGTCAGCATAACCCATAGAATCTACCCAACTTTGAACATCTTCTAAAGTAAAATCTACTACCTTTTTGTTTGAACGATAAGCACCAAACAACCCACAATAAATTATATCAGCAGTCATATCTAACTGACTATAATCATCATCAAGTTGTTTGATACCACCTATATCAACACCAGTTAATTTAGTATACTTTTCTAAAGCGTAATTACCAAATTTTAATTCTTTTACTTCTCCGTTGAGAGTAACTTCTATTATTCCTGTCATAGTTTGTTTTGGTTAATTTATGCTATTACTGTAAATGTAGGTGTTCCTGTGCCTGCAAACTCAATAGAGTAAGTAACTACATCTTCCATAGGTGCTGAAACTTCGCAAGAAGTAATGTAAGCAGTTTGTGTAACTGATGTATTACCTGGTATTGAGTTAGTCCAAACAATTTGAACACTTGCTGGAGGGGTAGCACTATAAGCAGCAAAAATATCTGTTAAGTCTTTATTCGCTGCAACAAAGTCTGCAAGACCTTCTGCTGAATAAGTAATGTCTCTTAAGCCTGGCATAATTTCTTTCCAAGCACCACTTTCTTTAGAAGTAGTCTCAAAAACATCCTGATTCATAGACATTGTAACATTTGTTAATTCTGCGATTTGCGTACCACCCATTTTTAAGATTTGCGCTGTGCCGTTGTAAACTGCCATATTATTTTATTTTAAAAGTTAATTAATCTGTTATTGAATAAGTCCCTGTAAATGATACTGTATAAGTTACCACATCTTCCATTGGTGCGTTTACTTCTATACTATCAATATATGTTAATCCTACATAATACCCTTGTGGTATAACAGGATTAGATATTAGTATGTTAATTGGTGTTCTTGCATCGTAAGCAGCAAACAAAGTTGTAATACCTAAATCGCTTCCACCTTCATCAAAATCAACTAAAGCATCAGCCGTAAAAGCAAAATCTCTTAAGCCTGGCAAAGATACCGAATAACCGCCTGATTGCTTACAAGTAGCATCTATCATAGCATCGTTTAATGTTATAGTTACATTAGTTTGACACATTAACGGAAAATCCGTATCTGCATCGTAAAGTAATATATCCGAACCGTTTAAAACACTCATATTCCTTGTTGTAATTTAAATGTAAATCTTATTAATCTTCTCACTAAAAGCCCTGTATCTATTAGTTGCTCTATTGTATTTGTACTCTCCATTAATGTTCTGATTACATACCAATCAGGTAATAAATCTAAATACCCATCCTGCCTTGTTCTAACTAACTCTATTACTTCGTTTGATATTCTATCTGATAGTAATTTACCACCAAAAGAGTTATCAAACCTCGTTCCTACTTCAATTAAAACGCTCACTTCTTGACCATATGCTTGTTTACTACCTTCTCCTAATTCCGTAGAAACAAAAGTAGAAAGTAAAATATATGGTTCAGTCGCTGCTGCTAAAACACTTGCCGAATCAAATACTGGAACTTCTTGTAGGTCTATAACGATTGCACCGCTTAACCTTTCGTAAAGTTTTTGTCTAATAAGTTCTCCGACATCTTTCATTCCACAAATTTACGATTTATTTACTAATATTTTTAGCAATATCTTTCATATCTTTAATAAATTCTTTCCTGTATTTTAAAAAAGCTGGTATTAAGAATGGTTGTGCAGGTACTCTACCTTGTCCATTTACATAAAAAGTCATAGCATAAGATTTAATCTCATTAGGCATACTTGATAAATAAGATTTAGCAAATTGACCTGTACCAAACTCTACATAAGGAGCATAATCTACACCACTACCACCAAAACTAACAGTACCAGTAAGGTCTGTAATATTCTTTTTACCACTTGCTGATAATTTATTTAGTTTTTTTGGTACTCTTGAAACTGCTTCAGCATAAATTTCATTAGTATTTCGAGTTACTGCAGCTTTAGTTAAAGTAACTACTTTTTCAGGCAACTTATCAAACTTCTTTAAAACACTATCTAACCCTATTAAAGCCATTATGTTACAATAAACTTGTTATCTTCAGTCATTAAGTTTTCGTAGAACTCGGTAATTAAGAAGAAAGTAGGGTCAATTAATCTTCCCAAAGTAGTCATTATAACTATTTCTTTTTTTCTTTCATCCGTTACCTGGAATGCTTTAATAATGTACTCGCCACTATTATAAACAATTTTATTGATTTGAGATAAATTAGGATAGTCATCATAACGAATAGTAAACTCGTAGATATTGTCTAAAGATATTTTACCATCTTCTAAATTTCTAAAGCCTTGTTTTGCTCTAATCTTTGCCCAAACTACCTTTTGGTCTACAAATGTACCAAAGTAACCACCTGTACCAT